AATATTGCTATCATAGACAGCACAGGGATACTTTCTTTACTTAGCTCAGCTACTAATCTTTCAGGTGGTATATGGATGAGTTTACCTACTGGACTATTTGGCACTACAAGAGTTTCGAAAAGATTATACATTAGCAGTGGATTTGTGAAGGCGGTATAAATAATTTTTAAGGAGAAATAATGTCAGAAACAATCGAAAAAACAGCTTTAAAAGAACAATGTGAAGAGTACGACAAAAATATCACCCAGCTTTTCGCATTAATGGAAAATGAAATAGGCGATAAATGCTTGAAAATGTCAACTTTCGCTTTGTTCGGATTCAGAATAAAATTGACAGAGGAAATAAACAAAATAAAAAAACTAACAGAATAACAGGAGGATTAAGTGAAAAAGATTATAAATTATGTTTAAACTATCTAAAAACTCAATAAAAAATATGTCCGGGTGCGACCCTAAATTAAAGCAAATTGCACAGCTAGCAATCGACATAACGGTGATTGATTTCGGTATTCCAACAGACGGCGGAGCGCGAACAACAGAAAGACAAAACAAGTTATTTAAAATAGGTCGGTCAAAATGTGATGGTACAATAAAAAAAAGCAAACATCAAATCAGAAGGGACGAAACATTTTGTCAAGCAATAGATTTTTTTGCCATTGATCCTGATACGGGAAAAGCAAGTTGGAAACCTGATTTATTGTCAATGGTAGCATGTTCTTTTTTACAGGCGGCTTGTGAGCTTGGATATAATATACAGTGGGGCGGGTTGTGGAAGTCTTTTAAAGATATGCCACACATACAGCTTGTTAATGAATTCGATTGTTAGTTTGGAGCGTTTGACATGGAAAACAAAGGCGGTTTACATTTAAGTTGGTATCAGGCTATTTTAATTTGCACAATGATTTTAGGAACTTTCGGTTCTTCATTTTTAAGGGCAGACGCGCAACTATCAGAAAAGGCTTTAAGTCAGGACCTAAAAATTGAGTGCAAGCTTGATAAAACCCGCTTCGATTCTTTTCAGGCTGTGTATGTAAAAAAACACCAAAAAATTGTTACTGATGTTATGGCGGTAAAAGATCAAGTTCTAAAGACCGAAAAACAGCTTCTCAAACGTATGAACGATTCAGAAAAAGAAATAATAAGAATCCTAACCAGAATGGAAAGTAATCAATAATGGAAATTTTAACGGCTGAAGAACGAGTGGAAAGAGCAGAAATATTAAAGGGTATTTTAGGTATAGTTTTTTATCTTATTATACTCAACAACCCCGATCACAAGGTGCTTATAGTGGTCTGTCGGCGGTTGTGTAAAATGTTTGGAATTGACATTGACGAAGCGTTAGATAAATAAAAAAAGCCCTGAACTGCGTTAGGTTCAGGGCTTTACTATTAGCTGTGCTTAAGAGCAATAGTTTTTTTACATCGTAAAAAGCTTTATATCATAGGCATTAATCCCTTCTATTGTTTATACTTCTTTCCAATTTTCGATTAATTGTTCTTCTGTAACACCTAACATATCAGCCATAACAGGAATAACCGAATTCATAAAATCAACTGATTCTGCGTGGTTCATTTTGTCAAACGACTCAGATTTTGTGACTATGTTCGGTTTTCCGTTGACTATAATAATGCTGTCAATCTGTTCTGCTTTGATTTTCACAAGTTCTGCCATAGCTTTTTTTGAGGTAATTCCATATATTTCGTGCCGAATTAAACAAGTTATGCAACCCCAATATAGACCGTGCTGCTCAATGCTTCTTAACTTTTTAGCACCGGCCTTTTTGAGTAAAAATTGACACACCTGGTTATCAATATAATTTCTTGATTCCAGAATTGAACTTTCTCCGTATGGCTTCCAATTCGGGCCTTGTTTTTGCATTAGAATTTCCCTCATAAAACCACCATACAAGTTGCTGTCGGTACCATTACAGTTGTTTTTTTATACTCAATTTTGCATTGTTTTTCGGGTTCAAATTGCAGTATTATTATTAACAGGTTTGGTGTTTTTACGTCTCCACGCAAATAAACACTGTTAGCAGATCCAACTTTTGTTTTTTGGGTTACGGTTTCACCTGTTATTCTACTCAGGTGTTTATAAACTTCATTGAATTCTGTTACCGCGGTTTCTGTTTCTGTTTTGGGCTTTAGTCCCATTCCTTTGACGAATTTTAACTCGTCTGCGGTTGTGTAATCACTTTGTACCATTGTCTTTTCCCCTTAATCTAGTAAAAGTTTTTTCGGTTAGGTTTTTATCCTTTTCTAACATGGCGTGGCAAGGAACGCACAATAGCAACAATTCATTAAAATCGTTTATTAAATTACCCTTATTTATATAATGCCGCCTTTTTAATCGGTGTGCAAAAGACAACCATCGGTCTGTATTGCAAAGTTCACACCGGATTATGCCTTTTTTAATAAATTCCATCTTTACTTTTTTAATGTTAAATTTTGCTTTCATTACTTTTTTCTTAAGATTTTGTTGATATCATAAACTCTTTTAAGGGCAAGAAACTTCTCAATTTGTAATTCACGGTTAAAAATCTCTTTTATCTCAAAACCTTCTGTTTCACTTCTGCCTATTCTTAAAATCTTTATTTCATCAACTATCATTCCGTTCTCTTTTAACAGTTCAGCGTAGGCACAGACTTGCGTGCCATGCTCAGGGAATAGGCCCTTAGATGTCTTTAGATCAATTAGGGTATAGATGCCGTCAAGTTTGCAATAGATGTCACAGGTGCCGCCATATTGATGCTTTTCGGACACAAGTTGCAACTCTGACCCGATAAGACCAAAATCATGCTTTTCAATCCAATCATAGAATTTTATCATGCACGTTTCTGCGACCGCTATCTGATCAGGGCTATAATCTTTAAAATCAGGATCTTTTTCTGTTATAAAACATTCTGCCATATAGTGTGCCAGAGTACCGATTTTAGCGAGTTCGTCTACGTATTTGCTAGAATCTATGCCCTCTATCCCCAACTTGTTGGCCCATTTCACAAGTGCCGGTTTTGCTTCTGTGCCTGTTATTGTGGTAACACCTGGAACTCTTATTCCGGCTTTATTCATATATCTTGTATGCGCCCTTGATTTCTTCTTCGCTTTTTCCATCATACCCCCGTATAATCATCAATTAATTTTATTGCATCATTTACTTTTCCGATCGGTGTATTTTCCAGGCAATCAACACCGAGTTGATCAATAACATATGAGTCGTCAAGGTCCTTAAATTTCAGCTTTGATCTTAAAAGCTTAATCTGCGGTTCGGTAGCTTTTTTATCTGATTTCGGATAAGATTTGGATTCTGGTTTGTTGTCCGGTTTTGTTTTTGATTCGCTGCCGTTTGTTGAGTCTGGGTCTTTGGTATCATCAATACAAAATAATCCATTTAAAGCATATTTACGGGCGTATGAGCTTGTCGCACCGGTTATCTGTGCTTCATCCATGCCTTTACGGGTCAAGGGTTCTCTTGCACAAGCCGACACAGCCAATTTTTCAGTTCCGCTTGTCAAAACAGCGGTTGCCTGAACATAATACCTGTCACCAAGCTGTATCATTTCATCAGTTATTTTAAGGTGTGTTCCATAAGGCAATTCTTTTTTAACCGCTTCCAGGATATCTTCACAGCTTCTATAACTGTACTTTCCAAAGCTGTTATACTGGTTTTTTGGAGCTTTAAGTGTTGCTTGTATCTGATATAATACTTCGTTGATTGGCATTATTGCTTTGTTATCCATTGTTCCTCCTATTCTGTTAAATGTTCCTGTTCAAGTGCATCTTCTCTTAACTCTTCCTCATAATTATTCATAAAAAAGTTAAACATTTTACCGCTTAATGCCGGGAATGAAATATCCCTTTCAGTATCATAAATTTCAATTCCGGTTATTTCTACATCTTCCGGTTCTGGTGGGCTTGCATCCCCGTTTGTGGTAGCAGGATAATAAATATAATCAGACGCTTTTATTCTCAATTCCATTATTCAACCTCAACTATTTTATAATCGGTTCGGATTTTATTTTCGATCACGTTCATATTTACAATCATAATTCCCCAAAAAACTACCGCTGTTACAAATACCGTGACTAATAATATTTTCTTTTCTAAACTCATTTTATCCCCTTAAAAAGTTTTAACTATCATAAAATTAGTTATTCCGGCATCTTCGAGAATTTCTTTAACATCGTTTTCATCTTCAAAATGTTCATCATAATCAATTATTGCGACAGAAAAGTCATTATAATTGATTTCACAACAAAAATCATCTTCTGAACACAAAATATCAAAAGCTTTCTCTGCGTTTATCAAACAACCATCAAATGTTATTTTAAGCATTTTTAAACCCCTTCTATTTAATAAATTTCGTAAAAATTGTGGTTAATTACAATAGCATTTTAATTCAATTTCTTTTTCGTTTTCTGTCATTTCATCCGCTGTTATTTTTAAGGCCTCCCACAAAATAACTGGGCTTATTTCTCCAAGCTCCCCCATCTCGACCAATCTTGCTCTTATCTCATAAATATAATTATATTTATTAACCGTAACGCCCAAAAATTCTGTTTTTTCATTTTTAATATTATTGATTATATTAATTGCATTTGGCATTTTGTTTCTCCCTGTTGGTGATTAACTGTTTATGACTATATTAGCATTTAGATGACAGTTGTCAAGATAAAAATGCAATTATTTTCAAAATAAATAAAAAAAGTTTTTATTACTATTTTAAAAAAAGACTTGAATTTTAAAAATTAATATGCCATAATTAATCCAAACAATAACTTTGGAGGAATATTATGGCGAAACTATCAGGAGCATCCCTAAGGCTTGGACTTTTACGGGATAATGGAATAACACAAACAGATATTGTTAAGAATACGGGGTTAAATGGGGCGGTGGTAAGTCTGGAAATTGCCGGTAGAGGGGGGAGAATATCAAAGTACAGGGATATAATATATGATTATTATATTGATATTGCAGATGATCCGGTTGATGTTGGCGTTTTTTGGCGGAAATAATTTTTGTTAATCTGGTATATTAGATAAGGTTTATGATGGAATATAAAGATTATTTATTTGAAAAAGCGCAATTAGGCGAAAACAACGGGTTTGAAAATCTATTTATGCCTGACTTTCTTTTCGACTTTCAAAAAGATTTATTAGCATGGTCCTTAAAAAAGGGCCGTTCTGCCATCTTTGCTGATTGTGGGCTTGGCAAAAGTCCTATTGAGCTTGTATGGGCTGAAAATATAGTAAGAAAAACAAACGGTAATGTTCTGCTAATAACTCCGCTTGCCGTAAGTATCCAGATGATTAAAGAAGCTGAAAAGTTTAATGTTGAAGCAAAAAGATCAAAGACCGGAAGGCCTGATGGAAAAATCACTATCACCAATTATGAACAATTACATAATTTTGATTATAATGATTTTGAAGGTGTGATTTGTGACGAGTCAAGTATATTAAAAAACTTTGACGGTAAAATAAAGAACATGATTAATATTTTTATGCGAAAAATAAAGTATCGTTTACTTGCCACCGCGACACCTTCCCCTAATGATTTTGTAGAGCTTGGTACTAGTTCTGAAGCATTGGGATATTTGGGTTATATGGACATGCTTGGAAAGTTTTTCAAAAATGATCAAAATAATTGTGCAACTAATAGACGTGGGCGTTTTGTAGAAGCCACAAAATGGAGACTTAAAGGTCATGCCGACAAGTCTTTTTGGAAATGGATAACAAGTTGGTCAAGATCAATACGGTATCCATCTGATTTAGGATTTGAGGATAACGGTTTTATCCTGCCAGAACTAACAGAAAATCATATTAACTTAAAGGTTAAGGGCCGCAACAATGGGATGTTGTTTTCTTTCCCGGCTGTTGGACTAAAAGAGCAAAGAGAAGAACGCTCTGCAACGGTAGATGATAGGTGTAATAAAGCCGCTGAACTTGTTAATAATTCAAAAGACTTCTCTGTGGTGTGGTGTAATCTTAATCGCGAAGGTGATCTTTTAGAAAAGATTATACCGGATTCAATACAGGTTAGTGGTAAAGATAATGATGATAAAAAAGAAGAAAAGTTAATAGCTTTTTCAGATGGAAAAGTCAGGGTTTTAATAATAAAACCAAAGATCGGGGCTTTTGGTTTAAACTGGCAACATTGTAATCATATGACATACTTTCCTTCTCACAGCTATGAACAATATTATCAATGTATAAGGCGTTGTTATAGGTTCGGACAAAAAAGAAAAGTTAATGTTGATCTTGTTTATACACAGGGTGATGAAAACATAATATCTAATCTTGAAAGGAAAAAAACACAGGCAGAAGAAATGATGGATAAACTTGTTATAGAAATGAAAAACTCTTTAGACATTAGAAATATTCAAAACTTTGACAATAGAATTGAGGTCCCAGAATGGTTATAGATCAAATAATAAAAGACAACTACGCTTTGTATCACGGTGACTGTATAGAAGTGATGCAAGATATGAAGGATAATTTAATTGACCTTTCTGTTTATAGCCCTCCTTTTGGCGGGTTATATCATTACAGTAGCAGCGAAAGGGATCTTTCAAACGCTGACAATTATGATGACTTTTTTAAACACTATGGTTATGTAGTAAAAGAATTAAATAGAATTACCAAAAATGGCCGGTGTTCCGCTGTTCATTGTATGGACGTTCCTTCTGGTAATTCAGGGTCGGACTGTTTAAGAGACTTTCCTGGTGACATAATAAGACTTCATAAAAAAGAGGGTTTTGATTATATTGCAAGGCACTGTATATGGAAAGAGCCGCTTGCGGTAAGAAATAGAACAATGCAAAAAAACCTTGCTCACATGACATCTGTAAATGATTCAATTTATTGCGGTGTTGCTTCTGCTGATTATCTTTTAATTTTCAGAAAAAAAGGTGATAATGAAATACCCGTAGGACATCCAACGGGGTTTGATGGTTATTTTGGTGAAAGGGAAATACCTAAAGAACTGTTAAGGTATAAGGGTTATGATGGTAAGCAAACAGAAAACAGGTATAGTCATTGGATTTGGAGGCAGTATGCCAGTTCTTTTTGGGATGATATAAGAATTGATAATGTTTTAAAATTCAAAGAAGCTAGATCAGAAGACGACGAAAAGCACGTACATCCTTTACAGCTTGATGTTATTAATAGGGTGGTGGTATTAAGATCAAATCCGGGTGAGGTTGTCTTTACCCCGTTTATGGGTGTTGGTTCGGAAGTATACGGGCCACTTATTAATGGCAGAAAAGGAATAGGGGTTGAGCTTAAAAAATCATACTTTAATCAGGCCGTCAAAAATGTTGCAAACTATAAAGATGACATGAAAGTTCAGAAGGGATTATTCGACTAAATGAAAAAAATCAAACACTTCACAATTAAAGATAACATTTTTATGGCTTTTGTTCAAGTTATCGCAAATTGCTCAAATGAATATTTTGATAAATATGTTGAAAAAAAATACAACGCTGTTGTTCCTGTAATTCCAGGTGCAGAGGGTAACTTTTTAAGTTTTGAGGTAGAATCCGGGATAATGTATTTTTTATGGCTTAAGTCTTTTACAATGACCCCACACAAAATTGGTGTTCTAAATCACGAGATATTACACTGTGCATATTCAATCCTCACTAATCGTGGAATTGAAATAAATGATGAAACAGAAGAAGTCCTTACATACTATCATACTTATTTATTCACCGAAGCATTGAAAAAGCTATCAAAATGACACAACTGGAAAACCAACAGAAAATTAGAAAGGAAAGGCGAGAAAAAGGACTGTGTATTTATTGCGGACAAGATGCGATAAAAGGAAAGTCTTATTGTGTAGATCATTGGTTACAAAACATAAAATCCGCTAAAAAATCACAACTAAATAATGTTGAAAAAAGAAAAAAATATCACTCAGATAGGAGGGCAAAGTTTAAGGACGAGGGCCGATGTCCAAAATGCGGAGTTATGAAAAACCCTGAGTCAGACGGTAACAATTCGCATTGTTCTAATTGTTCAGCAGGTATTCACAAAAAATATTATAGCTAAAGGATAATTTATGAAATTAATTAAACAGAAAGTGCCGATGGATTTTAATTTATTTCTTTATGGTGATGATCACGAAGGGTCTGTTTTGCGGCATAAAGACGGATGGAATAAACTGGTTGATATGATTATGAGTCCATATTGTGACTTAAAACCTAACTGTAATTTTGCTGTTGATCACGGCGACATTATAGAAGCAATCTGTACCGATGATCCACGTTATGACTCAACAACAACAAGCCTGAACATAACAAAACAGATTAAACAGGCAATTAAAAACAGGGAAAAGTTTAAAAAACATATTGTGTGTATTCTTGACGGAAATCACCCCCGCAAATTAAGAAGCTTTGGTGATATAACAAGCGATATATGTGAAGAACTTGGTGTTCCTTTTGGCACATGGTCGGCAAAGATTACATACGAAACAAAAAAGGGCGAGTTTCTTTTCAAACATCATTGTATTCACGGCAGCCGGACAATAACATCAACCGCCGATGACATAAAAAGACGCGTTGCAAACATGGAACTGATCTTAAAAAGATTACTCAAAGATATTTGGGGAGATTGCCTTATTCATTCTATGGGTCATAGCCACAAATTATTAGTGTGTGAACCTGAACAGACTTTGTATTTAAGCGACTCAAGAGGGTCTATACATCAGAATTATACTAATAGGCGTACAGGTGCACCAAAAACAGAATATATACACCCTGACCATAGATGGTATGTCAACACCGGTGCATTTTATAAACTATTCGAAAATGGCGTTACATCATATTCAGAGGTTGCCGGATACAGCCCGATTTCTTTAGGCTTTGCGGTAGCTAGATTTCGGGATGGTGACATCCAGGGAATAGATCGGATAACAATATGAAAAGAGTTTATGTGGCCGGAAAATATAGTGCAGACAACGTTTTAGATGTTTTGAAAAATATCGGCAAGGGTGAAAAGATGTGTGCTTTGCTTTTCAGAAGAGGTTTTTCTCCCTTTTGCCCTTGGCATGATAAATCATATGTAATAGACAACCCGGATTTTGATTTTTCTGTTGAAAAGTTTCACAACCATTCTATGGCGTGGTTAGAAGTTTCAGATGCTGTGTTCCTGGTACCGGGATGGGAAGGTAGTAAGGTTGGCGTTCCTAAAGAAATTAAAAGAGCAAAAGAAATTGATATCCCGATATTTAATAATCTTAAAGACTTGCTTGCATGGGGTAATGAATAAAATATCATTCACAAGGCACATAAATAATAGTTAGTGCATTATAAAAAAGGAAAACATATGACCGGCGGCAGTACACCATCACAATACTCACTCCCCAAAGACGCAAAAGAATTGCAAGACCTAATCGAACACCGGAACATGAATTTTTCCATAGGCAATATTTTTAAAGCCTGTTACCGGTTAGGCACTAAAAATAAACCTGAATATGAACTGAACAAAATTATTTGGTTTGCTAATCGTGAATTAAAAAGAATTTCTTGGCATAATGAATAAAAGGACTATAATTGTATTTATATTTAACATTCCGTCACGGGGAACTAGAAATGAAATTAATAATAGGTAGATTTAACAAAAGCTTTTTGGCATACCGTGACTGTGCTGATTAGCTTTTGTTTTATCTGCCTTTTTTATTGGAGGTAATATGTCAAGCTATAAAGTAGATGTATGTGATTTATGCAAGACAGAGATAAAAAGTAATCAAAAAAGTGATATAGTTAAGGTTGCAAATAGTACTCCTTCAAGAAAAGGTAAAAAAGGTCTTTGGGATGTTGTTGTATATGAGACAGATAACATCATTAAGAATATTGAAATAGATTTTTCAGAATTAGGAGTAGATGGTTTTAAATTTGAAATATGTATAAGGTGTGCAAATAAATTGTCATTGGCAATTTTTAGTGCTGTTAAAGAATTAAAAAAAACTGAGGTTGAGTAATGGCTTTACGAGATCAACCATATATACCATTAATGGTTAAAGACTGGCTTACAGATGAAAAGTTAAAAGAATGTTCTGCATCTTCTTTGGGTGTTTATGTCTATATTATGTGTGCTATGCATAAGTCTAGGGAATATGGTACTATTTTGCTAAAGCAAAAGAACAAGCAAACAAGCGACCAAATAGAAAATTTTGCTTTAAAAATACAAAAACACATGCACTTTTCTTTACAGATTATTTATGATGCATTAACAGAATTAATTGATGAAGATGTTGTTCAGCTAGATGTTAAAAATAATAAAATAACACAAAAGAGAATGATTAAAGATAATAATCTGTCAATAATCAGGTCAGAAGCAGGATCAAAGGGCGGTAAAAAGACACAATTTGCTAAAGCAAAAAGGGTAGCAAACACTGTAACTGCAAATACAAGTGTAAATGCTACTGTAAATAAAGCTGTAATTAAAGTTAAACCTTTAAAGATTAAATATGCTGAAAAAGTATATCTCACAGAAAAAGAATATCATAAAATAAAAGATAAATATTTTAATGGTAGCAAAGAATTGATGGATAAAGCCATTGAAACTTTAGATGCCTATAAAGAGTCAAAGGGTAAAATATATGCATCTGATGCCGGAGCTATAAGATCATGGGTGGTTGATAAATTAAATGAAAAATCAAAAACAAAACAATCAAAACAAGAAACAATAACCGAAAAAAATCTTGCTAATGCACAAAAAGTTATGGAGAGGATGGGTATAGAATGACAGATAAGAAGGAAATATTAAAAAGGCTTAATCTGTTAGCAGAGTATTTCAAAGAGGAACTATCAGACAACACACAACAGCTTTATATGATGGCACTTGACAGATATGAGGACGAACAGATATTTATGGCATTTGAGAAGCTAATGTTTGAGAAGTATTTCCCGCGCCTTCATGTTTTTAAAGAATTAATTGAGGGTAGTAAAGAAGACAACGCTTTGGAAGTTTGGCAATATGTCTTAAAACAGATCAGCAGTAAAGGTATCCGTAACTGTAAATTCGACACAGCCACCACCAACGCAATCAGATCAGTAGGTGGCATAGAAGCAATCGGACTACTTGACCGCGATAAGTTGACTTTTAAACAGAAGGATTTTTGCCGGGCTTATGAAGTCACAGAAAAAAGAGAAGAACGGAAAGAGATAGGAAGCCAGAGACTTAAAGAATTAACCGATAATTTAGTTAAAAAGATAGGTGTGTGATGGGAATTTCAGAGCAAACATTTAGTGACCTTTTTATCAGAATGAAGCACCTAACCGGATTAAACGCAAAAGACTCTTCTTTTAGATTCTTTTACGAAGAGTTCGAAAAGGAAACTTCAGAAGTTATGGAAAAGGCTTTTGAATGTATGATAATGAATCCGCCGCCAAAGATAAACCGTGAACATATCGCAAGCGCCGTAACAGAAGCGAAAAAGAAATTGAACTTTGACGGCAAGCCTGTTTGGAACGGGATTGAGTGTGAAGACTGTATTGCAGGACTTGTCCATACTAAGCAAAGCAACGGTAATAATTACACATGGAGATGTGGTAATTGCAGAAGTCGGATTGAGCATTATCCTTTTTACACACCTGATAATGTAGATGAACTTGAGCGGAGATTGTCAAAGAAAGTTGAAAAGCCTGATTTTTTCGATGGATTAGAACAAAAACCCGAACCAGTCGAAGCCGGTCCTGTAATTTTAAATGTTGCAAAAAACCTGGAACAAGAAAATAGAAAAGATTTGGTATGAAAATATTAGTAGCATGTGAGGAAAGCCAAATTGTTTGTAAAGCTTTTAGGGCAAAAGGTCACGAAGCTTTTAGTTGTGACATAATTGATTGCTCTGGCGGGCATCCTGAATGGCATATAAAAGATGATGTTTTGAAACATGTTGATGATGGGTGGGACATGATGATAGCTTTTCCACCATGCACATACATATCAAATGCAGGGGCTAGGTTTTTATATCCAAAAGGCATTCTTGACAATGGACGGCTTGAACTTGGTAAAACAGGAAAGAAATTGTTTATGAAGCTTATTAATGCAAACATACCGAAAATATGTATAGAAAATCCAATTCACTCAAAAATATTTAATATACCTAAGCATACGCAACAAATACAACCATATGAATTCGGACATCCGCAAAACAAGGAGATTAAAGTGGATGTATATGAAGCACTAGCAAAAGCAAAGTATGGTGAAAGATGTTGTAGAACTGCAGATTTGGGGAAGACGTGTGAAGAAGAGTATACAATTACAAAGGGTGATAGAACACCCAAAATTTTATCTGACCGTGGAGAAACTGTTTTTAATAATGATAAAGATTGGGTAATATTACCACCTAAGGGCGTATCGGTAACAATTGACGGTGAACAGTTTGAGATAAGCAAAGAATCAGCCAAGTCATTTAAAGAATCAATTATTAATGTTAAATTATAGGAGATGTTATGAAAAAATATTATGAAGAATGGAAAAGATTAAATACTA